GTAAACGAAAAGATTAAGTTTCTTAAACCAAAAGAAGGTGATACAATTTTAAGTGGGCGTGTCGGCAATACTATTAGATTTTCAGAGTTTTTCCTTACAGAAGATGGAAAGACATCTTCACCATCTATTTTTATAAGAAATTTACAAAATAAAGAATTAGATGATAAACCCATAGGGACTCTTATAGAAGAAGATATAAATAAAGATGGTACATCAATCTATATAGTTTCAAACAAAGTGAAAGTACCATTCAAAGAAACTGTAGAAAAGGAAAAAGTAGGATTTAAGCCGTTTCCAAATTCAACAGACTTTACGGGTAACCAAATATTTATAAATTCCGATCGATTAATATTTTCCGCCAAAAAAGAACAATTTATTTTATTTTCAAAAAAGAATGCCGGTATAATTACTGATGCGAAATTTAGTGTAGATGCTAAAGATGATATATACCTACACAATGAAAAAAATATCACATTACATTCCAAAGGTAGTAACAAAATATTCCTAAACTCCGATAGCGGTGGTAAAATTTATTTAGGAAAAGATACCGGAGAAGGTGATGCTGGAGCTTCCGTACAAAAAATGGTATTGGGTGGTGAATTAGTACAAATACTTGGTGAAATACTTGATGCTATAAACCAACAAGTATATTTAACACCTTCAGGGCCGACTTCTCCTGGTCCAACAAACGCTGCGCAATTTAGCTCAATAAAAGGAAAATTAAAAACACTATTATCAGCTAAAAACTTTTTAAGTAAAAACTAATGGCATGGTCTACATTCAAATCAACGATGCTACCGGCCATGCAGGCCTACACATATGGTAGAAGTTTAGAACAATGGTGCGCTACATTTGCATCTGCGTATGATATATCAATAAAAACAGGTAAAACTACAATAACACAAATTCCTTGTCTTAATGGAAATAAAAGTGCAATGGAATCTCAATTAGTATCATTATTATCACAAACTCAAAGGTCAAAAACCACAAGCCTACTACAAATAATTGGACCAGCAGTAATTGCGTATTGGACAGGTGTAACTTTGGTAAATATACCGCCGGCTATTCCTTGTCCCGGAGCAATAGTTAATATATCTGTAGTCGCTGCGCCTGTTATAAACCCTGGCGTATGGTCGCCAATAATTGTTCCACCAAATAATAATCCCCAAATTTTTTTAAATGCATTTTGTTTGGCGGCTACAATACATTTAACAACTGTTGCTGGATTGCATAATTGTATATGTAATTATCCAGGAGTACCTATTATTGTTGCTCCAGGCGTATTGCCTTGGACTGGTTATATCGCAGGTTAAGAATATTTTTCACATTTAATATTTATTAAAAAGTAATTTTATGAAATCAGATATTTTATTGACTCTGATAAAGGAAGTCGTTAAAAACGAAGTAAAGCAACAAGTAAAAGAAGAAATTTCTAGAATGATAAAATCTGGAAAAATCGTATTGAACAATAATCAAAATTCAGCAAAATCGATAAAACCTTTATCGGAAATGTATAAACCATCTACAGACAAAACCGCTCAACAACAATTGAAAAAACAAAAGGATTTTTCAAAAAACCCAATGCTTAATGAAATACTAAATCAAACCGAACCATTTTCTGCTGCACAAAGAGTAGACGCCGGTATGGGTACAAGTAGTATACTAGACGCAATTCGACCAAAGGTTAGTATGGAAGATGATTGGGAAACTATGGATTACAGAACTACGGAAGTACCACCGATAAATCAAACAACTGTAACTGATAATGAAGCGGTTGATGCGTTGACTAAAGCATTAAGTAGAGATTATAGAGAGCTTGTTAAACGATTTTAATTATGGCACGTGATTTAGGTAGAGTAAATGTCGCAGATTTACGAGAAAATGATTACAAAGTATTGGGTATATCTATAAATACATCATCAAATACTGCTGGTCCATTTTCAGTAAATTATAGCACGATTGAACAAGCCAAATATAATTTGATTAATTTAATATTAACCAAGCGTGGTGAAAGATTAGGACAGCCTGAATTTGGATGTGATGTTTGGCGAGTATTGTTTGAACCAATAATAAGTGGAGACGTTGATACAAAAATTGAAAATTCAATTATAGATGCCGTAAACACTTGGTTACCATATTTAACAATAGAAGAAATAATTGTAGATATAAATGATGAAGATATTGATAGAAACAATATAAATTTAGAAATAAAATTTAGTCTTGCATCAAATCCAAATATCGGCGCTACTACAACAGTAACAATAACTAACTAATATAAAATGGCTATAAAAAGCTCCAAAAAGAATTTCGGAAACAATAGATCCGTAAACTATATAGGTAAAGATTTTTCTTCTTTACGAAGGAATCTTATTGATTTTTCAAAAGCATATTATCCAGATACATATTCGGATTTCAACGAAGCATCGCCTGGTATGGTTTTTATTGAAATGGCAGCTTATATAGGCGATATACTTTCATTCTATCAAGATGCGCAACTCAAAGAATCTATGTTGCAGCATGCTACGGAAAGAAAAAATATAATTGCATTAGCACAGGCTATGGGTTATAAACCAAAAGTTACAACGCCCGCTGTTACTAATCTTACCGTATATCAATTAGTACCTGCAACTGGTGTGGGGTCTAATAATAAACCGGATGAAAATTATTACTTAAAAATTAAGCCAGGTCTACAAGTTAGTTCTACAACAAATTCAAATATTATATTTAGAACAACTGACACAGTCGATTTTGCTAATCCTAACGATAGAGAAATTACAGTATATAGCAGAAATGGTACAACTGGTGAACCGGAATTTTATCTCATTACAAAAAAGATAAAAGCCATATCTGCAAGAGAATTGGAAACCACAATTTCAATCCCATCCAATGATTTGGATTATCCAACCATAACGATTGACAGTACAAATATTATAGAAATAACTTCCGTTGTTGAAGATGGCACTAATGATAAATGGTATGAGGTTCCTTACTTGGGACAAGAGATGGTTTTTTTGGAAAATCCAAATACTTCAATTAATGGAATGCTGAGTCAATATAGTGGATCCGTTCCATATTTATTAGAATTAAAAAAAGTACCAAAAAGATTTTCCGTAAAAGTTAATACGGATAGTACATTTAATTTAGAGTTTGGTTCTGGTAATGCAAATTTATATGATGAAATAATATTACCAAATTCAAAAAATGTGGGAGTCGGTTTAACTAACTCAATTCGTAGATTAAATACAACAATCGACCCTTCAAACTTTTTAAAAACAAGTACATTTGGGGTTTCGCCGGCAGGGAAAACACTTACCGTAAAATACCTAGTTGGTGGTGGTGTTGAATCGAATGTAAACACCGGCGATTTAATAACAATAGCAGCAATAGAATATGAAGAAGACCTTTTGAGTGTATCTAATTTGGGTATATATCAATCGGTAAAAAATTCTGTCGCAGTAGAAAATTTAGAGCCAGCAGTCGGTGGACGTGGAGCAGAATCAGTAGAAGAAATCCGACAAAATGCACTTGCCACATTTGGTACACAAAACAGAGCAGTTACTCGTGAAGACTATGCGGTACGGGCATTAAACATGCCGCCTCGATATGGTAGTGTTGCAAAAGTATTTGTTACGGCCGACCAAGAAGCAGATAATTTTTCAGTTGATTCGGTATTATCAAATCCAAAAGAACTTACTCAATTTTCTAACTTTATAGATAGAGTAAAGAATTTGGATAAAATGGAAATGGATAAAGAAATATCTAAATTTGTTAAGCAAAGAAAGTTAAGTACTAATCAAAATAACAATCCATTTGCAATAAATATGTATTTGCTCGGCTACGATATAAATGGAAAATTAACAACTCTAAATCCGGCAATAAAAGAAAATCTAAAAACATACATTAGCGAATATAGAATGCTTACCGATGTTGTAAACTTTTTAGACGGGTTTATTGTGAATATTGGTGTAGATTTTGAAGTAATTGTGTATTCAAATTATAGTAAAACTGAAGTTCTTGCAAAGTGTTTAACAGAAGTAATAAACCATTTTAACATTGATAATTGGACATTTAATAAGTCCATTAACCTTTCCGAAATTGAATTAATATTAGCAAATGTGGAAGGTGTTATGAGTGTTCCTAAAGTTGAAGTTTCAAATCTATATGGTGAGTCCAATGGTTACTCAAACAACCGATATAATATTCTACAAGCAACTGTTGGTAAAATAATTTATCCTTCTATGGACCCATGTGTGTTTGAAGTA